ACTCCACCGATGGGCTACATTCAGAAGCAAACCGAGATTGCAGAGTTGCAAGATAAACGCATAAACGAGATGCGTTATCGTTCGTTAGCTGCCATCAATATGCAGTTTTTAGAGGCACAACCCGCTGCTCAAAGTGGTGTTGCAAAGGCATACGATAGAGATGAAACAAACAACACTTTTTATGGTGTTGCAGTTGATATGGGAACTATAATGACAAACATTGCGGAGTTGTGTGCAATGTGGAGATATAAAGAGATATACGATGTTGAAACCATTAAGTCAATGGTGCCAGTTTGCGTTGTTCCTAATCAGTTTGATATCTTAGGCAGTCAACTTATATTAGAGGAGATTAAAGCGGCTAAGGATAGCGGTCTAAACGATGCGGTGTTGAGCGCGCAAGAGTTGGAATATATCGTTAAGCGTTTTCCTAATGACATCGCAATGCAAGATATGTTACGTGATGCATTTAACCTTGACCCCGCGAGTGGTAAAACGCAAGAGGAGAAAGCGTTGTTGGTAAGCAATAAGATGCTATCTAAAACCGATGCGGTTATAAGCACATACATTCAAGACTTTGTTCAACGTGCATACGCTGAGAATCCTGAATTTAACCGCTTAGATAAGTCAAAGCAACAAGCGGTATTAAATGGATTTGCAGTTGAGAAGTTGAAAGAAATAAACACTAAGGATATATTGTTTAATCAGATATTTAATATAAACGAAACCGAAACTTTAAGTAGTGGTAAATCTCCTGCGGATTTGAAATACACAGTTGGTGGTTTAACTGGTATTATTGAAATCGTTAAAGCGGTAAGTAGTGGTGTTTACGATTTGGAGGCAGCTATTCAAATGGTTATGGATAGATTTGGATTAACTTATGATCAAGCTAAGGCGCAATTAGGTACACCTCAAATCATAACATCGGAGGCGCAGTTGGATAAGATAACACAGTTGACTTAATGGCGGTTGGAAGTAAAGAAATACAAGCAACATTAAACGCCATTGACAATGGTTTGATTACTTGGAATGAGGCAATGCCAAAAATCCAAGAGCAAATCTATCGTAGGCTATTACAATTTCAACGTGAGTTAGGTGTTCAAGGCGATACGATAACAAACTCAGTTAAGAACATCAAACTATTATCCAGTCTTAAAAGTGATTTGGAAACAATTATTTTAGATGACTCGGATTATGGCGAAAGTGTAACTAAATTTGCAAAGCTTTACGACAAAGTTAACGCGCTAAACTTTTCTTACTACAAAGCACTCGAAAAGAAATTCAAACCGCCCAAAGTAGTTGAGGCAATTAGGCAACAATCAATATCGGTTACGTTGGATAACTTAACCGAATCGGGATTGAATCAAAACCTCATCACGCCAGTGCGCGAAATGATTAACACCTATGTAACTACGGGTGGAAGTTACTCTAAGCTATCTAAGGAACTAAACAACTACATTAATGGCACACCAACAATTGATGGCGCGTTGGTTAAGTACACAAAACTGATTGCAACTGACTCAATCAATCAATATAATGCAACCGTTAACCAAGCTATAAGCGCTGATTTGGGTTGGGATTGGTTTCGCTATGTCGGCAGTAATATAAAGACAACGCGCACTTTTTGTAAGGCATTGACTCAAAAGCAATACTATCACAGAAGTGAACTGCCAAAGATTATCAAAGGCAACTTTGCAGAATTCAAAGAAATGCAAGGACAAATATATGACCGCACTGGCTTACCTGAGGGAATGATTGAAGATACAAACGTAAGTAACTTCCAAACTTATCGCGGTGGTTATAACTGCGGGCATCAAGCATATCCGATACCCGCTTCGCTTGTACCTAAAAATATAATTGCTACATTTGCAAATAAATAATTAAACCCAATAATAAAATGGAAACAAATCCGACACTATTTAAATTACTAAAGATTACAAACGTGCGAAACGAAGTTAATTACTTTCCTCTTAACCGCACAAACAAACAATTTCACGAAACTTATAAGCGTTCTTTGAGCAATGAAAAGCGCGAGAAGTATAAAGTTGAGGAAGTTGAATTGACAACCGAGCAAGCGGCAGAGTTAGGTGTTGCTGAAGCACACGCTATTCTTTACCCACCGACACGCAAAGGCCAACCTAATGCAGCAAACACAAACATCATGGAGATGCTTATTGCGCAAAATGCTAAATTAATGGAGATGTTAGAAGCTAAAAACGAAACCACTAAACCAAAGAAATAATGGCAAAGCAAACTAAACCTAAAGGCGGCTGCAAAGGATGTGGCGGTGCACGTTAATTATAATTTAAAACATAAACAAAATGGCAATATTAGCTGATACAATTAAAAAATTACTTACTAAAGCGGGTTTCGACCTTAACTCTGAAACATACAGACAACTAATAGGCATCAAAGAACTGGTTGCTGAGATACCTGATGAGGTGGACCAATCATTGACAACTCTTATGAGTGCAAATGAGGCTAAGAATAACATCGACATTAAGAAACATTTTAAAGCCGAGGCATTAGATCCGTTTAACAATAAAGTTTCAACATGGCTTAAAGACAATGGTGCTGATGATGATACTATCAAACTGATTACCGATGACCCAAACACTTATAACAAAGTTGAGGTAGCAATTAAGAAGATTGCTGAATTGAAATCAAAGCAAATTGATGGCAAAGGCGATAAAGCAGAACTTGAACGTAAGATTAACGAACTAAGCGCACAACTTTCTAAGGCCGCAACTGATGCCGCATTTGAAAAGCAAAGTGCTATTGATGCTATTGTTGCAAAATATGATGGCGAGTTTACAGAAATGGAAATCAATCGCATTATTTCATCTAAGAAGTTGCCTGGTCAGTTTGGTTTGGATGTTGAAAGTAAGATTGCTCGTGAGTTTTTGAATAAGAAACTTGCTGAAAAAAGTGCGGCAATAAAAAAAATTGATGGTAAGTTAAAATTAGTTGCAAAAGATGATGATAAAATGCTTATCTTTGACAACGGAAAGGAACTCGACCTTGACACTCTCACAGATATGGCCTTGGCCGACAACAAGTTTTTGAAAGTATCTGACAATGGAGGCGGTATGCCACCAAAGTCGACACAGAGCCCACAAAGCTCATCTAAACCATCTGCCGCGGCAGCCAACGCTTTAAGCGACTTAGACATCGCATTGCAAGGTTTCGGGCAGAAATAAATACATAAAATATCATGGCATTAGGTTATTGCCCCGCGATGCTCCAACATATGAAATTCATAATTGGACAAAACGCACCAGAACATAAGATTACTCCTACGGGATTTTTACGCGCTGCCTTAGAGAAAGGCGCAAACGCGACACCAATCGCTGACTCTTTACAACTTGCAAACACTGCGGGTCATATTAAAGATTTGAGATTGAAATACTACCAACGTACAACACCTGCACAAATGTCAACTGCTGACAACTGTGATATTGATTTGGTACAAGCGTATGATGAGATTACTATTGATACAACTTCAATCGTAAAATTCGGATTACATTTTGACCAAGCAACTATCGCACGTTACTGCGATGAGGCTTCTGCAACTGTGTCAATAGGTGGTGCACCAACTCCATTTATGCAAGAGCACTTAGCAGGCTTAATGGCTGCAATGAATGGTTTTGTTGGTAAGATTGACCAAACATTGTTAGGTCAAGTAACTTGGGGTAAGAATGTCGTTACGGGCGCAAACACTGCGGTTACCGTTAACTTCAACGATGACTCAACTGTAAACAACTTCTCTGAGGGTTGGACAAAAGTATTAACTGATTACCGCAGCAATGAGGGTCAAGGAAGACCAATCGTTGTTGGTAGTGGTTTGGTTGATTCTGCTTACATTCAATCTTTGAATCCTGCGATGACTCAGTACGCTAACTTAAACAACGCTGCGGCTGCAAGTAACATTGATTACTACCACGATATCTATTCAGGTACATCTTGGGGGTCAAATCAATTTGCAGTATTGATGCCTGGAACTTTTGGTATTGTTGAATTAGACCGTTACAAAGGATTCAGAGCTCAGCAACTTGGTTTATCTACTTTTTGGAACATGGCAATGCCATTTGAAATGCCAGGAAGTGAGGGTACATTAGGTATGTTAAACATCGATTTTCAATTAAGAGAAATTGACTGCCCTACTGAAACCACAGTTGGTTACGAATCTGCAACGCTTGGAGCAGGTTATTCTTTGATTATGTCTAAGAGATTTGCTTTATGGCAAGTGCCAAGTGATGCTTACTTAGCATCTGACAGATTAACTGGCAACAATGGTTCATTACGTTACACTGCAACTAACTCTTAATAAATGAGTTGTTTTGACGGAATCGTAAAACTTAACGGTTGCTCAATTACAGAGGTGCCGCAGGCTGTTTATTCTTTAAACAGCCTGCCCGGCATTTCATTAAAATCATTTGAGCAAGTAGCCAATAGTGAGCAACAAAACTATATTGGCGTATGGAATGCTATCAATGAACGTGCTGACGCGCGAATGAAGAATCAAATTATATCGTACATGTCAACGCGATATGATATCAAAAGAGTGCGTAGGACAGTCGATGTGTTTGGCGATGATGAGTTACCGACAACAAGTGATAATTTGTTCAAGGGCATCGTTATAAATTCGGCTTACACACTTGTTGACAATTGGAAGATTAGCCCATTGCAAACAACAACGGTTGACAAAATAAGATTTTACAAGTCGGCAACCACAACTGCAACGACAATTGATGTAAAGTTTTTCAATTACTTATCTAAGGAAGTACTATTCACTAAGACCTTAACCGTTGCAAATATGGTTAATGGTTGGAATGAATTCTCTATACTAAAACAATTTGATTGCGCTATTTTGGCCATCGGTTTTTTAGACACAAACATTAACGGTGTTACCTATTCGACCACCGATTCAGATACTTTTTTTGCAAGTTGTTTTAGCGCATATTATGACTGCGGAACATGCGGTCAAATCAATGGCTTTGTTTCATCAAATTCAAGCGCAAACGGAACATTATCATACAACACCATTGCTGACTCATTGCAAGTACTATTAACACTTGGATGCAGTTATGATTCTGCGGTGTGCTCAAATAGATTGCTATTTGCTGAGGCTTATTGGTATGCATTAGGCATCGAGTTTATGACCGAGCGTTTATATTCTGAGCGCACAAACTTTTACACAACGGTTAAACGTGAGGAGGCTAACGAGTTGTTAGCACTTTACACCACACGTTATGAGGAGGCAATTAAAAACGCTTTAGGCGGCATCAAATTAGAATGTGATGCATGTTTAGAGTGCAATAGTCAAGTACAAGTGTTTACACAACTACCTTAATGGACATAACCTCTAACATACCATTTGTGATTGGCAATATCCTTGCAAAGTTTCGCGAACTTGGAAACCCCGAAACGGTTTCAAGAGCTGCGGCTATTGCGGTGCTGCCTGAATTGCGTTATAGAATACACGTAGATGGCAAGAATTCAAGCGGTGGTGCAATCGGAACTTATAGCAATAGTTATTTAAAGATTCGTGAGCGTGAGAATAGAGGAACAAGCACTAAGGTAATCATATCGTTAACACGCCAACTTGAAAATGGCTACACATTAAAGGCAACCGAGAAAGGTTACACAATAGGCAACACATCGCCCGCTAATGAAGAGATAATCGGTCACTTAACTGAGAAGTATGGTGACATTTGGCAGCTAACAGAACGTGAGCTTGAAATGACTCAAATCGTTGCGCAAGAAACCGCTTTATTAATTATGAACAAATGAATTTAAAGCAAGTAATAACTGAAATTGACAACGCTATAATTGCGGCGTTACCATTAACACCTAACAAGGCGTTTGGGCTTGCTGAATTTTACTACGATGGCGAGAAGCGTTATCCTGGCATCAATATTAATGGCGAAGTAACTAACTGTTTATTGCAGGATCAATACGCAATAAGTTGGTATCATCGTTCGGAGTCATCACGTTTAACAGTAATTGAAAATAATTTTGGTGACAAGATGGATAAGGTGGAGGAAACAACACCAGTTACGCTTGTTATCTATGCAAATAAAACATTAACATCGCAAACAATTAAGGACATATTTGTTTCGGCTATTCCAAGTGTGTTGAGTAAATTAGTGTGTGAGAGCATTAATGTATTTGATTGCACATTCGAGTTAACGGAAACCGAAATGAATTCAACTTTAGTGTTTAGAGAGGAATGTTCAATACCCGATGTGAGAGTCGGTCTAAACCATGGACTGTTAGCAGTTCGATACGAAATCAAACAAACATATCGCAGAGGCTGCACAGTCATTTGCGAATGCTAAAAACAAATAATCATGGCATATTATCCATCGGGTTGTGATGAAAACATTACCGCCCACACTTGTGGTACTTGCGGCGTTGAGTTATCTCGCGTAAGAGGAACTGCATTTATAAATAAAAGCTATTACCCCACACTATCTACTGACTTCGAAGATGAAGCGTTGTGGAATGCGGGCATAGCATCAGGCGCAATCATTGTTTACCCTGAAACACAAGGCGAATTTGATGGCGGAACACCTAACATGGGCCAAGGTTATGGCGATACAGAGGAGAGTTTAAATTCTTACACTTTCTTATTGTCGTTTAAAGACCCTAACTATGTAGGCAATAGAAACCATTACAATAGCGTTAAGGGCTCACGTAATTTTCACGTAGCATTTAGAAGTGAAACAGTGCTTGCCATCAGTGATGAGCCTTGCACTATCGTACCAAAGAATCCAATTGCCAACGACTTAAAAGTTGAGCGCACTTGGGATGTAGAAGTTAAGTGGACATCTGACAACTTCCCTGAAGAGTCAGCTATTCCTGCTAACTTGTTTACTTGTTACGTAGTTTAATCATTGGCGGTAACACCCCGTAAGGTGGCCGCCTTTAATACTTTAAAATAATGGCATTCTATCCATCAAATTGCAATACTATTGAAAGTCATTTTGCTTGCGGCTTAAGCGGAAGCGGTGAATGCACAAGCATTGAGCTTGCGCGCGTTCGTTCGGTGGCATTGATACACAAAACATTCTACCAACAGTTAATGACTGACCCCGAATCGACCTTGATTTGGCAAACGGGCATCACTGCGGGAATGATAATCGTATTGCCACAAACACATGGCGAGTATAACGGTGGAAGTCCTATTGTTGGGCGTGGCTTTGGTTGGAGTGATGAAACATTGATTGCCTATAATTTCGAAGTAAATTACAAAGATCCCGATTACGTTTCTAATTTACCGCATTATAATTCAATTACGGGAAGCAGAAACTTTTACTTAGCATTTTGCTCAGAAACATTGATGAGAATATCACAAAGACCAGGCACATTAATAGCAAGTAATCCAGTTGCAAATTCATTAAAGGATGAGGTAAACTTTGTATTAAATTACAAGTGGATACACGATAAGATGCCATTGGAGTTTAGCATTCCAGATGGTGTATTTGTTTGCGCGCCATCGGTTGTTTATGGTGCAAGTTTTGACAATAGTTTTGATGAATCATTTGATATACCTTAATAATGGCACAAAAGAATAGGGCAAACATGCTCACAGATATTGTAAATAATATCTACAACAATTTAATAAACTTTATAACGGGGCAAAACGCGCAAGATAGGTTTGTAAACTTGCTCGATAGCAGCCCAAATATATTATCGGATGCAAGTCAGCCTAATGGCTACGTGTCAACCGATGCAAATAATGAAATGTTTTCAAGTTATTACGATGAGGAGATTTCAAGGGCTGATTTGATTACTGACTTAACTGCGAACTTGGCGGTTGGTGGAAAGTTTTACAGAATAAATGATGCGGTTGGATCAACTATAACATTGTTGGTTATTGCCGAAAGCAATATAAATTTATATTCAATAGGCACAGACATTACAACGGGTGAGCAAGGAACATATGATATAACAACTGATGTGTTTACACCCATAGTAGTTAGTGGCACACCCGACCTCCAACAAGTAACAACTGCTGGTGCTACAACAACAGTAGGTGTAACTGTTGACAATGGAGCAGGAGAAAGTATAGATATTAAGCACGATTTAATAAACATTAATAATGCTTTAGGGACTGCAACTATAACATCTCCAACACTTACAACTGCAACAACCTTTGAATTGCCAAACAAAGCAACAAGTCCACAAACCTTTGCGATGTTGAGTGATATTAGCGCTGGTGGTGTTCCTTATACTGGTGCAACTGCCGATGTAGATTTAGGAATTTATTCATTAACTGCTGACACAATAGGAATAGGTGTTGCCGCTGGTGCTGAAAAATTGCATATTGATGGGGGGGCTACAACTACACGAGTAAAAATTGATGCAGATAATGGAGTTAGTAGAATTTTGTCTTTTAGAACTGATGATGTTCAACGATGGGCATTACGTGTTGATGGCATAGAAAGTGGGACAAATAGTGGGGGTGATTTTCAATTAAGAAGATATAATGATGCAGGAGCTTATATAGATAGCCCAATAGCTATTAATCGTGCCAATGGAAACATTACAACTGCTCAAAATATAAATGGAGCAACACCAACGGAATTAGGTTATTTAAGTGGTGCAACAAGTGCGATTCAAACGCAATTGAATAACAAAGTAACAGTATTTGCATCAGCAACCGATGGCACAGCATCATCTGGAACAACAAGCACTATAAGCATTTCAGTTTTAATCCCTGCTAACACATTTGTTGTTGATGATGTAATAAGAATCAACCATAGAGTAAGAGCAACTGGCACAGCAGCAATAAGAGAAACAAGGGTGTATGCCAACACAACTTCAAGTTTAACGGGCGCAATATTAGTATCAACTGCAACTTTAGCATTAACAATTTTAGCAGCTAATACTCAAAGATTTTTAGCAATAAAAAATGCAACAACAAATACAGAGGTTGTAACTGCAACAACAAGTTTGTTAAGCGATTACAATAGTGTTGCAACAGCAGTATCAACACTTGCTATAAACTGGACAGTTGACCAATATATTATATTTCAAGTAAATGCTGCTAATGGAGCAGATAGCATAAGAGCAACAATGTATTCAATCGAAAAATTATGATAATATACGGATTAGAAGTTACGAGCAATTACTTTGCTCAAATAGGTGATAACGGATGTCACATTGAACTTGCATATGACATTAGATTTGTTTATTTAGCTGATACGGAATACCGCACAATAGAAGATTTACAAACGGCCGTAGAGGCACTAACATTCCCAAGTAAATAATGATACACTCACACCATCCAGACAATAGCATATTAGTAATCATTACAAGCGTTATAATTCAAGCAGGGGTATGGACATCGGATTGGTTTGGCAATATGAATTTAACTGGTATCTACGATACCATTTATGATCTTGCCAAACTTGGTGCATTAGTAGTGTCAATGTGGGCTTCATACAGAGTAGCAAAGAAAAATAAGAATGAGTAATGAAGAGGCTGCTAATATACCTCCATTAATAACAATTGCAGCCATTGTGATAGCCTTTATATTGCTTATGCTATATCAGTATAGGCAGCAAATAAATTATGTAGCAACATCGTTTAAAATGGGTGTGATTGCCTTGTTAGTGACGCTAGGTATCATAGATGATAAATAACAAAGCCCTCACATTTCTGCAAGGGCTATGACCTAATAACTTAACTAACATTGAACGGGGCAAATATAGTAATTTATTTCAATCCAACAACAAGCCATAAAATAAACATTGCCCCACCAACACACCACGCGGCTATCTTACCTCTTCTTTGTTGCTTTGTTTCTTGCTTGCTGATAGATAACAACGTACTATCAGTAACATTCTCCGCCTTGTAAGCAACTATTAAAGAATCCTTAATAGTACTTCCATCAGCACACAACTGAAACGCATTAAACAACGCTGCATAACTTGAATCTTTAACATTGATAATCTCATCACACAACACAAACACCGTGTCACAATCTTTTGGCAGCGTTGTACGCAACTTCTTAAGCAAAGCTATGTTAGTGTTGGTCAAAGATATTTCACATTGTCTAATCGAATCTTTTGCGTTGTTAGCAACTTGCAATCTTCGGTTAACTGATTCCAACTGATTCAACAATATTGCCTGCTCAATCCCAAACTGCTTCTTTATCATTTCCGCTTCGGTCTTATAATCAAATGGAATCGGCTTCGGTTTCTCCTTTGCGCAATGATTAAGCCCAATTATTAACAATAAGCATAGGACTGCAAAGGTTATAATTTGGTGGTGTGTTTTCATATTGTTATTGTTTATACCATTTATTAAGCCAATCAATAAACGCTTCTGGTGTATTGACATCAACTTTAGTGTTATCTTTAAGCGTTATTATTTTATCTACGTTATCATAAAGCCACCATTGCACATCATTAAGAACCTTTTCAAAGTCATTTTCATTTTCGGTAAACATTATAGAAATGCTTTCTTCAAGCAAATTAATACCGTTTTCATAATCAAATAAATCTACACCCAAAGCCTTTAGCTTATCGTATGTTTCATGAATTTCTTTAATTCGTTTAAGTGTTCTTACTGCAAATTCTTTTTTCATATTATATTGTTATTTTTAGCACCCATCACCATCAATAACCGCAGTTCTGGTAGGTGTTTCGGTTGTGAATTTGGTTAAGAATTTAGTATTAATCAGCAAGAATGTTGCTGCCAAGCCACCCCAAAACGCTTGCTTTAAACTAATTAATCCTTGCGTTTCTGCGAGTGCTAAACTTGTTTGAATGAAAGGTAGCAAAACGTAAATTAAATAGTCTGCAATCTTCTTTAACTGCTTGTTGTCGGGGCTTCTGTATTTTTGTTTTAGATTCATATTGTTTGTGTTTATTCGTTAGCTTCAACAATGTCAATAGTTATAAATGATTCTTTATCCAAGTAACGACCATTATTGTATTGATGTAAAAAAATAATTTGTTCTTCTTTTGTCATCTTTTTGCTAACTTTAAAAAATCCAGAGCCTAAAGTAGAATTGTTTTGTTTACTGGTTATTTTAAATCTATAACGAAAATTTGATTTTAATTCTTCTTGCATCATTTCAATTAATTATTTCCCATTCAAATTTACCCTTTAAATTCCATTCGACCAAAGGCATAATTAAATCGTGTTTATCCTTCCTACGAAAATAAACGTGGTCAATCTTGCGACCACCGATAACAATGAAATCAATCTTAACAAAAGTAATTATTTCTTTGCCATTAGTGTAGCGTGTGTTGCGTGTCATACGATTGTCATTTTCCAGTTAGTAAGCTCCACGTGGGGTAGGTCTTTGAACGATTTAAAATTACCGCCCCAAGTCAACTTGTTAGATGCCGATTGCAACATCTCCCAAAATTCTTTAAAGTGCTTTGCGGAGTAGTCAAGTTCACGTTTGCCAACTTTCACAAAGGCTATGTCAAAGGCTCTGGAGGGGTAGTGGTTATGGGCTGACTGGCCCGCTCTTGCAAGTGATACTTTAGGCCTTTTACGATAATAAGCCTCCTGCATTGCATTGTTTCGATAAGTGCATACAATGATAACGTGAACATCATTATGAACAGAATTAAATTGCGCTTCTGCTTTCTTGTAAGCATTAGCAAGTGTTGGATGCAAATCCTCAATCAAACGTGATTCAAAGGGCTTTGTTTCATCTTTTGGTTTCATAGGTTGTCTTGTTTTTAAATTTTTCGTTGTAGTAATGTTCTGCTGTTAAATATCTATCGTCATCTAAATAATCATTTGTAAATTTTATTATCTGCTCCTTTTCCATTGCTTTGGCTTGTTGGATTATATCTCTAATCATATCCCATTTGTGCATTGGAATAAAATCTATTTTTTCGTTTAATTGCTCAACCAACCATTCTACTGCGGTTTGTTTCATATTGTTTTGTTTATTACAATAGCATTCGTGTATGTCATTAGAGCCATAACACGCACAACTATTTATTAAAATTTTGTTCATAATATTCCTGCGCATTGTACTGTTTCGGCATTATAGCCCTTGAATAGCCAACGTGATAGGCATTTATAATGTTTTGCTTTTCGATTTCTTTGGCTAACTTCAGCAACTTATCATTAATTTCTATTTCGTTTGCCAACCAGTCAACTGCGCTTATTTGTTTTGTGGGCATCGTGTTGTGCGTTTAAATTGTTTATACTCGGTGGTATGGCAACTATTGAATAGTAACCAAAACATTATAATTAAGATACGCATAAGTTTATTATCTCAATATCAATAGGCACTTCAACACCCCTCACACCATCTTTCTCGGCATAGGGATAAAGTTGGTAACCAATCGGAAATGAACGCTTCGGTGCTACTCTAAAAGCATAACCATCGTTAGCTTTGCATTCTATGTAGTAACCCCATTGCAACGCAACCTTCACAAGTTCACCGATTTGGTATCTGCCAATCCGTTGAATGATTCTTTGCCCTTTAATATACGCATAGAAATATAGCACAATGTAGGTATCTTCTTTGCGAATGCCTAAACGGATGCTATTCCAATGATGCCAACCACGTGAAAATCCGATGACCTTTTGCACCCCATCGGACTTGTCGATGTCAGGTACGATGAACTCGCAGGTTAACTTGGTTGGTTTGTAGAGCAGTTTCATTTTTTCAACCATTGTTGCATAAACCCTGCACCACATACAGCACTTGTTAGTGAGGCGCAAAAGGATAAAGTAAAGGTTAAATGGTCAGAGTTTCCATTTTCTGCGCCAGTCATTGCGAATGATACTGCCCAAAAGGACATAAAAAGGGCTGATACTGCCCATAATATAAGTGATGCTTTTGTTTTCATATTTTAAAAATTATCTGGATTTAATTCTTCATTCAAAAGTTGTTCTAATTTCGGACTTAAATGAATAGGTTTGTCACCATTCGTAATATCCGTTAATACCCAACCGCCACGAATTCCGCTTTCTCTATCTGTTTCTTCGTAATCCCAATGTAATGTTAGTGTTGTTTCCATAGTTATTTAGTTTAAATTTTGGCAAATATAAAAATAAAATAATTAAATACAAATTTTGTTTTAATAAAAATTTATAGTAGGTTTGCGGTCTAATCTAAAAAACACAAACACAATGATACAAGGAATAAAAAGTAAATTTTATACAGATGTAAAAACTCCAATTATAGCAGGAATGCAATTTTGCTATAATAAAGGAGAAACAAAAAATAACAAGTGCAAACAAATTGGTTATGATTTAGTTAGAATATATTTTGACACAATAGAAAAAGATTTTACAATTGGTCAAGAAAGAATTAAAAGAATATTCAATAATTAAAATCAAACACTACACATTTATAATCTAAAAACACAACTAACAAAATGAAAGCACTAATCCAAAAACTATTATTCGGTTACCGAAACAACCCAGAAGCCTACATACCTAAAGGAGGCGCAAAACTTACTTATAAAGGTGGCAACGCTGAAGCCATACATTCAGCATTAGTATTAATGCAATACAATATACGAAATGCAAAAAACTAAAAAGAAACGCAAATTAGGCAGGGCAATATGTGATAGTTACATTCACGTTCCGAAGCCTGCAACAATAACGCAACAACATTGGGATGTGTGGCTCAAGTATAATAGTGGTCTTACATCGGTTGAATGCGCTATGGTTTTTGGAATTAAAGTACACGAAATCACAAGTATAATTTCGGGCATAGTAGAACGATTAAAAAACAAATCCAAAATTGCTGAAGACTGGAGCGAAGATTTCGCAACTGTGCAGGCTGCTATGGAATTCAAACAACGTATTGCTAATAACATTTATATGGCTATGCGAAAAGCAAAAAAAGAAAATACAAATCAAATATTAATAATGTCTGAACTATGAAAACTTGCAGCAAATGTAAATGCGAAAAGCAACTAACTGAATTTTGTAAAGACAATAGTGTTAAGTCGGGATTACGTTCGTATTGTAAAAGTTGTAATTATTTAATGCAAAGAATTTGGATTGAAAAAAATAAACACAAGGTCAAAGAGTACAATGAAAGGTCAAGACCAAAAGTATCTGCTAAAAAAAAAGCAATTCAATTAACAAAACAAATTGAAAACAAATGTATTAAATGCAATTGCTCATTAATAGGTAGACAGTTATTGTCAAAGTATTGTTTTGATTGTAAAGTAGAAATAAAAAAAGTTTGGCGAAATGAAAACCACAAAAGAAATATTCATACTGCAAAAAATTACTTTCAAAAAAACAAAACTGAAATTAATAATAAGACACGCTTATTGGAAGCTAACAGAAGAGAAAATGTAACTGATAGATATGTGTCAAAATTATTGAGAGAAAAAAACGGATTTACAATTGAGCAATTAAAAAATAATCCATCATTATTAGAAATTAAAAGATTAATCATAAAAACAAAAAGAATATGCAAAACATCGTAGAATTAAGAAATAGCTTAAGTGATAATTACACTAAAATGAAAGCAGGAAAAATGGGTTTAAATGTAGGCAAGGAATTAGCCAATACTGCTGGTAAAATTATTAACTCATTAAAAGTTGAATTAGAATATAATTCAATGATGGACATTAAGAAAAAAATAGATTATTTAGATACCGAAACAAAGAAATAATATGAAACAAACAAAACCAACAGAAAAACAACTACAAGAAATTTACGATGCTATCAAGCAAATTAACCTTGAAAGAGTGCAAACCTATGGAAGAAATGCAGGTAAAGGCGCATTCGTGACCATTGGTGAAAAGTGCTTTATGACCCAAGAACAAGTCAAAAACATCCTGCGAAATCGTGTGGCAAACTGGAAGCCACAACATTTTAAGGTCTATAATCTTGCAAAGAGATATGTTAAAATATGTTAAAAGGTTAAAATAAATTTGTAGGTTAAAAAAGTAGATGTACATTTGCACTCAACAAATAACAATTACTAATTTTAAAAACTAACAAAATGAACACAACACAATTAACAAAAAAAGTATCTTTCAGTTTCTCTGGTTACGGACACAACAAAGTAACCATCACATTCAGAGGTAAGCAATATTCTTGCACATCAACTAACACCAGCGCAACTGATAGGATTTCTGATGACAATGATGGTATCAATCACGATACATATTACAAGACCAAGAAACAAGCATTTATGAGTCTTTACAACGAGTGCAAGAGAGCAAATAATTTAAGATAATTACAAACCTAATAACAACTAACAATGAACTCGATTAACGTGATTACAAAAGTATCAACGCTAACAACTTGGCAAATTGAAAATTCAAAGGAACGCATCGAATACGAATCAGACAATGAAACTTTTTACGTATGGAATAAAGACAACGAAATAACTGCTTCAATCGAACTTAAAGATGCATTCTGGACAATGCAATTATGTGACCTTGCAGTATCTAATGACAAACACGAAATTAACTTACAATTCAACGATTACATTCCGCACACCTCATTCTTATCAATGGTATTAACCGATTTTTTACACAAAAACAAATAAACAAACAATTATGACAATCAAAGGCACAATTAAGCGCATAGGCGCAACAGTATCAGTAAGTGATGGTAAATTCTCAAAGAGAGAAATAATACTAACCACAAATGACCAGTATCCACAAATCGTATCAATTGAATTACAACAGAAAGCCTGCTCAATAGCAGATTCGCTTTCAGTAGGTCAAGACATTGAGGCTTACATTAACATTAGAGGTCGTGAGTGGACAAGCCCACAAGGTGAAGTTAAGGTTTTCAATACGATTGCTTGCTGGAAAGTGGATGCGAATCCGTTCACCGAAGCAGCACCAGAACCGATTTCAAACGATGACTTATTTTAAATCTTAATACATAACTAACAATGGAACAAAAAACACATTTTAAAAAATTACGCAACCCAAATTATATCGGTGGGTGGGACTTAACAGATGCCGATAAAACAGTTACAATAACCAAAGTGGATAAAGAAAAAGTCCACGATGGCAAAGGTGGAGAATCCGAATGCTGCATAGTGCATTTTGCCGAATGCAAACCGATGGTGGCTAACGCTACCAACTTAAAGCGCATATCGAAGCTATTAGGTAGCCCATTTATTGAAGACTGGACTAACAAACAAATAGTATTAACAACCGAAAAGGTTAGAGCATTTGGTGAGATGCACGATGCGGTTAGAGTGTCAACTAAACCAGTTACTAAACCGACATTAAGCGGTGAAGCAATCGAAAAGGCCAAAGCGGCTATTGCTGCGGGATCAGTTACAATTGATGCAATAAAGAAAAAATATAATGTTACTAACGAGGTGGAGGCTCAATTGACAAATGGATAAGATATTCAGAATACATTGCTCACAGATAGGTAAAATAATGAGCAACGCAAAAACTAAAGGCGAACTTTCAGCAACCTGCAAAACATTCTTAATGGAATGGTATGCCAATGACCGCGAGCAAATACATTCAAAGTACATTATGAAAGGTAACTTGGTTGAGATTGACCTTATAGACTTTATGGCCGAACAAATCGGTTTGGGGATGGCCGAAAAGAACGAAGTAACTGTGCATAATGAATGGATGGTTGGCACTTGCGATGTGCTAACAAATCATTTAATCGTCGATGTTAAGGCTGCTTGGTCACGCAAAACACTACAGCAACAAGCTATCGATGGAATGAATCCTGACTATGAGTGGCAAGGTCGTGGTTACATGGCGCTTTGGGAGCGACCAACGTTTATAGTTTTTCATGGCCTTATGAATACACCAGAGGAGGCGAACTATGATGGCGAGGTTGTGTATGATGACTTGCCAGCTAACGAACGTTGGGTGGCTTATCAGGTGCAACGTGATGTAACTATTGAACAGTTAATTATTCAGCGCGTCATTCAATGTCGCGAATGGCTTGAGGAATATGATAAAAAAATAGTTGCGAGTTTAGGTAAGATTCATTAAGTTTGCATCGTTGTTTCGATTCCACATTATAGAAACATAACCTTATTGGCCTGTATAACCGAGCGTAGAAGTGGAATCCTGCGCAAAGTTTTACAGGCTTTTTTAATTCTTATAAGTATGAAAATATTTTTAGTAAAATCACCAAGCGGAAAAATCCTTCCAATGTATGCCGAAACAATTTATCATGCAATCCAAAAAGCAATGGTTGTGGATGGGTTTAGCTACAATCAAACCGAGTATAATAAACTTAATCCTGCGAAAAAATGAAAACAGAAAAAGAATTGGTTGATCAAATGGTAGTCCATTTTAAAAAGTATTTTGAAGTGCAAAGAGAAGTAGTAAGCAAGTGTAAAAAAAACCGAATTGATTTGCTTTTGTCTATTGATGGTAAATATCATTTTGGTATTGAGTGCAAAAGGCCCGACAAAAAAAGAGGCGAGGAAATCGGTGAATATGTTTTGCAAGCCAATAGATACACAAAAGCAGAATGGGAATATAGACCAGGCGAATTTGTAAAAGCACTTATATTTATTTACCCTGCATTATCTTATAACTATTTTATACTTAATGAAGAATCTATATTTATTGATGGTATCGAATATCATAAGGATAGACATCATAAATTGCATGATCATAATACTGTTAATTCATTTATTTGTAAAATTGCGGATATTGGTGAAGTAAGAAAGAAATCATTAGGTTATCAGTTTTCTTTTATGAACAAACCAATATTTGAACATATAATTTACCCCCACAACGGTAAAGATTATTCAAAGGTGCATGAAGTTAATTATAATTTTTATATGAATAAACTATGCAACCAATAACATTCAACTACTACGAAGCCGACATCAAACGTAGCACTCCATTAGGTAGTGTTACGCTTGAATATCTTATTAACGCTATTAGAACACCTAAAAAAGACATCCGCAATGTATTTGAGGAGATAAGGATTGCGGAGGAAAATAAAGACATGGCAACAAAGCAAGCATTGAAGTCAAAATTATACTCATTTACTCCATGTGTGTATGTTAACGGCCCGCGCAAGTATTCTAATATTCAGCATTGGACTGGCTTGCTTGTTTTGGATTTCGACCATTTAGCAAGTGATGTTGCAGTTGAATTCAAAGAGTATTTATTTAACGAATACAAATACATCATAACCGCGTGGCTATCCGCTTCGAGGCATGGTGTTCGCGCACTGGTTAAGATACCGATTTGCACTTCAGTAGATGAATTTAAACAATACTATGCAGGAATTGAGCGACACCTCAACTGTTATAATGGTTTCGATACCGCGCCAAAGAACTGCATTCTACCGATGTTTATAAGTTACGATGCCGAAATCCTGCACCGAAACGATGCGCAAACTTGGTCAACAAAACATATTGAAATTGTAAGGCCTGCAGTTAAGCAGTATATTGTTGATGATAAAACATCAACAATTGAACGTATTATTGCAAAAAAAATAAACGTAATTGTTGATAATGGTCATCCACAATTGAGGGCCGCAGCTTACTTAATGGGTGGTTATGTTGGTGCTGGTTATATTGATCAACAACATGCCATTTGTGTAATGGAGCAAATGATTGATGGCAACGGTTATTTATCACAAAAGGCATCAATTTACAAGCAAACAAGCAAAGAAATGATTAACAAAGGAACTACACAACCAACTTATTTAAACAAAGCATGAGCGACAAATTTAAAAAACCCGAAAAGAATTCAATCTACAACCCAGTAGATTGGTTTAATGAGTTTGGCACGTTTCAGCAAATATTTGAGGGCGATAAAAAATGTATTTCATTTTCAGATACGGAGGCAACTTATCCAGTTTCAGATGCAACTGATTTATCTAAAAGTCCTAATTTTATATTAAATAAAAACGGTAAAATAGACATCAAAAAGTCAAACCCATTTGATTTAGCAACAGGGCAAAGCTTCAGTAAATTTATATTGTTGACAACGGTTAAATTTAAAGGCGATTACTTTCAAGCTATGAGTCACGTTTCTTATAATATAATGCAAAACGAAATACCTTACATTCGCGTTGGCTCCGATTATTTTAAAGTAATTAAAAAAGATGACCGCTATTCAGGAACTAATGTAATTTTAAAATCTTGGAAAAAAGATGAAATAAAAGAAGATCATACTAAAAATATACTTTGCAAAATTTATAAGTTTGATGACTTCACAATTATTCCTAATAATGTGACTTTTATTCCATCAAAAAACAATTGTTATAATTTGTATGCCAAATTCCCACATACAAAATATAGTGATACTGTTTACACTAATGACATTAGTGTTACACTTGGTTTGTTAAGTCACATCTTTGGCGAGCAATTAGAGTTAGGTTTAAAGTACATGAAGTTACTTTATGAGCATCCTTGTCAAATATTGCCAGTACTTTCGTTAGTTTCAACTGAAAGGGAAACAGGCAAAACAACTTTTTTAAATTATATTCAGATGCTATTTGGCGAGAATTCAACACTTATCAATCCAAGTGATTTAATGAGTAGCTTTAACGATGCGTATGCCACAAAGAATATAATTATGATTGATGAAACCGTAATTGAAAAGCAACACGTTGTTGAAAAACTTAAATCCTTAGCAACTGCAAAAACTATTTCAGTATCACAAAAGTTTGTGCAACATTACAGCGTGCCATTCTTTGGTAAAATTATTGTTTGCACAAATAAGGAAACCGATTTTATGAGAATAGATGACGAAGAGATACGTTTTTGGATTAGGAAAATTAACCCTATTGTTGGCAAAAAGAACACCAATATTGAAAATGATTTATTTAATGAGATTCCTAAATTCCTTAAATATTTAGAACAACTGCCTGATATTGACTTTTCAAATTCTCGCATGGTATTCACTCAGGAGGAAATACAAACCGAATCGCTGGAGCTTATTAAAAAAGAAAGCAAAAACGGATTACGAAAGGAACTTGAAATATACATTGAAGACTTTTTTAACAATAATAATTGTGATACATTTGAAGCAACAGCAAAAGATATAAAAGAGGAATGGTTTGAACATGATAGGGAAAAGATGTCTTACATTCTTAAAGTGCTTAAAAACGAAATGAAAATGTCACCACAACCGAATAAGTATTATGTGCCATTTAATAAGACTAATATGTTGGATAAAAAGAAAGGCACTCCATTCTTATTTGTAAGGGAAAATAACCAATCAGTTGAAAATGAATCTTATAGCGATTATGAAAATAGACAACCATTTTAACAGTAAAGTCTTTTCTAAAAGTCTTTTCTATATTAAACTATTGATTACTAATTATTTAGAAAAAAATAGAAATAGAAAAGGCATTTGGCAAACTACTACAAAAAATTTTATCAATAATAATAATAGGAATAGTTTTAGCCATTTACCTCTCTCTTTTTTCTATTTTTATATAAAATATAGTAGTAGTAAGGGTTATAGCTTAGAAAAGACTTAGAAAAGTTATTAGAAAAGACTTAGAAAAAAATTGAGTTTTCTATAAATCAATAAATCAAAATCAAAATGAAAATTTACACAATCCCCGAATTCGAACTATATTACCACGAATGGAAACGCACGCAAATGCAACCGAGATTCCATGACACCTTACCGATTGAACGATTTAACCTCAACAAAAAGAAAGTCGTTAAGAAGCGAAAGGCGGAACTCACGACAAACCATTTAGACTTGCCAGTGAACAATGTAATCCAGCCAAAAGAAACCAAAGATGCATTTAACACAAATAAGTTTACTGATTTGATCATTGCCTACCTTAAAGCAGTGCATAGCTGCAATAGTGCAAGGCGAATTAGCAGTGAGGGCCGATATCGAAAGGGCATAGGTTACATTGCTGGGCTTAACAAAGGCATGGAGGACATACAGTGCATATTGAAAGGCCGATTGTTCGCTATCGAAGTCAAGTCACCAACGGATAAGATTAGCCCCGAACAACTAAAACGAAAGGCAGCAATTGAAGCCGATGGAGGTTATTACATTATTGCTACATCGTTTGAGCAGATGCAAACGGAATTGATTAACTTATTAAAATAATACTTATCTTTGTGCTATGAAAGCCGATGACAAAACGACCAAAAAACGACCTCAAAAACTGTTTAAAGGCGATGAGGGTGTTAAGTTTAGCAAAGAGAATCAACCACCACCCGAAGCTAAGAGCAAAGGATGGGAGGCAAGGCGCGCGGAAAGGTTACTGACTCAAAAGATTATCGAAAAGTTAACGGGCTCCAACAATCTGGAGGAGTATGTCGATAGTTTATTTAACAACGCTAAGATGGGCAATGCTAAGGCCATTGACACATTGAATAACGGAATTGAGGAGCAAATAACTAAAACCGAAACGACCATCACCGACACGCGACCACCCTCAACGGTCACGATGCCTGATGGCACTAAGATTGAAATTTAATGAATGTCGATTTACAAGCCAACCCAAAGCAGTATGATTTTTACATACAAGCGATGGCAGCGGCACAAGGCGCGACAGAGAAGCGCAATCTACTTTATGGCGGCGCTATTCGTGGTGGAAAGTCATTTATTTGTGCCACGATCTGTTTGCGTTTGGCATCTATGTATCCAAACAGCAAGTGGCATGTAATTAGGTCAGACTTTCCGAAGTTAGTAAAGACAATCATACCCACATTTGAAAAGATTATCGATGGCTCACCTCACTTTAGATGGTCACGCGATAAGTCAAACTACTTCTTAGAGAATACCAAAACAAAATCAAAGATATTTTTTATGGCTGAAAACATAAGCCATGACCCCGAACTAAACGCATTCTTAGGACTTGAAACGAATGGAGTTTACTTTGAGCAAATCGAGGAACTGAGCAAGAAGTTATGGAACATCGGCAGCTCGCGTGTTGGTAGTTGGTACATTGATAAGATGCCAACACCTTTAATATTAGCAACGTTTAACCCGACTCAAACGTGGATTAAAGATGAAATACACATACCTTACTTAAAAGGCGAGTTAGGCCCAGAGTTTTACTATCAACTTGCTTTACCCGATGACAATGCATTCGTAACCGAGGAGCAACGTAAGGTTTGGTCACGTATGGATGAGCGTTATAAGAGGCAGTTTATTGGCGGCGATTGGACTAACTTCGATATGGATGGCAACCGTTGGGCCTATGCTTACGATTCGACTAAACACTTAAAGCCCGTTGAATTAAACAAACAACTGCCCATCATACTTTCGTTTGACTTTAACCGTAATCCAATATGTTGCTCAGTGTTGCAAGTTATGCCGCCATCAACTATACGCGTTAAGGAAACGATTAAGTTAGCTAATAGCGACATCTACCAACTTTGCGATGTTATTAAGTCTAAGTATGGCAATGCACTATACCAAGTAACTGGCGATGCTTCAGGCAAGTCATCGAGTGCATTGGTGCAAGATAACCTAAACTATTATGTTGTGATAAGGCAGAAGTTTAACCTTAGCAACAATCAAATGTTAGTGCCAAGCGTTAACCCATCGTTAGAAGAAAACCGAATGTTAGTTAACTCATTACTTGCGCGTGGCAATGTCGAACTTGACCCTCAGTTTACTAAGGGCTTGCAATTCGATTTAGAAAACGTGGCGGTGTTGCCCGATGGGACAATAAAGAAAACAGACCGAAACGATCCAACACAACAAGCCGATGCATTAGACACATTTCGTTATGCATGTAACACTTATCTAAAAAATTTCATATATTTGTCAAATGTTTAGCGTAATCATTCCAACTATGTGGAGAAGTCCACGCATCACAAAGCTTGTTGAAGAACTATGTGCATGCGAATTTGTCGGTGAAGTAATCATTATTGACAACAACACAACTGAATATAGACCGTTGCCGCTTAACGCTAAGTATGACATACACTTAATGGCTGAAAACATCTACGTAAACCCAGCATGGAATTACGGAGTTGAGCGTGCTAAGTATGATAACATCTTAATTTGCAACGATGACATAAACTTCAATCCTGCATTCTTATCAATATTCGATGACAGTTTGCAGCACGTTGGCATTATCGGTATGGCATTTGAAAACTACCAACTAAAGAAAGATGCTAACATACATTTGAAATCAATGAAGCAACGCCCATACGGATGGGGATGTATGATGTTAATGCATAAATCTAAATACGTTGCTATACCGGAAGACCTATTGATTGCAAATGGCGATGATTGGTTAGCGCAAAATTCAACGCCTTATGAGTTGCATGGGTTAAGTATTCAATCCGAGATTAGCACAACTTCACAACTGCCTGAATTTGGAATGATTCAGTTGAATGATAACGAAATTTATAAGACAAAATATGCTAAGTAACGTAAATAAGTGGGACAATTGGTATAAAGACTTAGGAACAACACCGAGTGCATATAAGTATTCCGAAACGGAAACATACAAGATAGCTGCCGATTTTTTAAGAGGCTTAGATGTGGTTGAAGATTGGGGAGTAGGATCTGGTGGTTTTTTAAATCATTTACCAAATGCAATTGGTGTTGATGGCAGCGATACTCCGTTTGCAGATAAGAAATTTATTGATTTATGTAATTATACGACATTGGCAAACGGAATACATCTAAGGCATGTATTAGAACATAATTATAATTGGCAAAAAATATTTATCAACGCTTTATCCTCAGCAGTTAACAAGGTGGTAGTAACTTTGTTTATTCCATTAAGTGATAGTGAAACAAAAGAGTTGGCTCATAATTTAAAACATGGAGTTGATGTGCCTGATTTATCAATTTCAAAAAAAGAATTTAATGAAATATTAGAATCATTCTCGCCTAAACTTGTTGAAGTTCAAACGCTAAAAACACCAACTGGTTATGGGGTTGAAATTATTTACAAAATAACAAAGAAATGAAAATAAGACTTGTATCATGCAACTTTGTAGATAATCAAAGTCTTATTATTAACAATCAAGAAGAGATTAATAGCTTAAGTGTTGATATTAAAATATACAATGACTCAAACACACCATCAAGGTTATTGAGCATGCATCCAAGGTTAAAGGGTAAAATACCTAAAATGTTAGAATGGATTTCGGCACCTGGTTATGATTATTACATTTGGGTTGACTCAAAATTTACTTTAAATAACGGTATAATTCAAACCCTTATTAATCAATTAGGCGATGCTGAGATAGGTTTGTTTAATCATTCACATAGAGATAGCATACAAACTGAATTGGAGTTTGTAAACACTTTAATTAACGAGGGTAACCATTATTTAAATAGCAGATACGTTGGCGAACACATGGATAAACAAGTGGAGGATTATTTAAGCGATAATACATTTGTAGATGATAAGTTATTTGCTGCGGGTTGTTTTATTTATTCAAGCAAGTTGGTTAAAAATACTGAATATAATTTATTAAAAGAATGGTTTTTTCACAATAACATTTATTCAGTTCAAGACCAATTAAGTTTACCATATTTATTACATAAGTTTAAAACAAAATATATTACCTTTGACTTTGATTTATTGAATACAGAATTAATGAATTATAATTAAAACCATGCCAATACTTAACTGCCTAACAAGCTACACTCAAGACATTAGCGGCTGCGCTGAAACATTAGAATTCAGTTCGCCTACATTTACAAACGATACTGATTACGTTATTAAGTTTACCTATTCAAATGGATGGGTGCTTAAAAAAGATGTAACAAGCGGCCTATACGATGCAGTCATTGAAATGAACAATAACGGATTCTGGAACATCGGCACTGGCATCGTAAAGGTTGAGATTCTAAATGGCTGCGATGTCACAAATTTTGACATTTGTGGGACAGTTTATTCATCGATTACACTTAACTTCATAAACATAACTGAAGATGATACTATTGCCATTATCCCTTGTCCTTGTCCTGAATAGCCTCGGTTGTTTAGGTGTTCATTGCCTAACGCGTGAGGGTATGTTATTCGAGCAAGCAGCAAACTATATTCGACATTATGTTGGTCACTATTGGAGCAAACCATTGTTTGATTGCCCGCCATGTATGGCATCTGTTTGGGGTTTGATAGGTTGGTTATATTTTGTAACCGACTTGCACTTGCTACCTTACTTACTTATCCTATGTGGCCTAAACGCGTTAACATCTAAAATGTATTATCATGGAGATTGAAGATGCACATAAGTTTTTGCTATCTCTCGGCTACACTTACACCGGTCAAACATGCGGGTGTGGAGGCAGTGCAAAAAAGCGCACGTATAATAAAGTAGATAATAAAGTAATAATTAATCTAAGAACTAAACACTATATTCATAATAATGAACTTCCGAAACCTATTCAAGAACTTACCACCAACTTATAAATCTGAATTCCCACTTGAATTCGCGTTTAAGTGTGGAGGCGTTGACTATTTTGAGTTTGTCGATAAAAACAACTTACCTTACGAGCGTGGGTTGGAAGCGTTGACATTCTACCAAGAAATGCAAAACGGAGTCACAAACGATTACATTAAGAATTACAACGCAGCTATGAGCAAGTTGTTAAGTGATCCAAAGAAAATAAACCTCAACGAAATAATCAAACTGCAAATGCGATTCGAGGAGCGTTGTAACTTCATTATAAGCAAGGATATAATTTACAAGGTTGCTTCGGTTGCGTTTGTGGATAAAAGTGAGCCATTGACACGTTATGACTTTAAGGCCAACGAAAAAAAGATTAAGAACTGGAAAGAAAACGCGGGCGATAGTTTTTTTTTGTCAATGCCAATAAAGAAATTAGTTCCGTTTTTAGCGAAGTCAGGCGACACTTCCCTGACGTATTTGGCGATAGTGGAAAAAGTCGAGCAGATTCAACGGGATATAGTTTCGTTACAGACATTAGGGATGGAATTGCAAGCCGAGAAAGATTAAAGATTACCGTATTAAAATATTTACCCGCGAATTATCAAATTAATTTACTAAATTTGTGGGATTTCTTTTTCTTTGCTAATGAGGCAAAGAAGCCACAACCTAAACAGCCTAAAAAGTAATGGCAGTTGGAAAACGTAATAATTAAATTCGTTGCAGACACATCAGGACTTGAGCCCGCGATTAAGCAACTTGAATTACTTGGTAAGATAAGCAAAGATGATGCGGCCGCGTTTGCGCAAGTAAACAATGAGCAAAAGGAATTCATTCAAAACTTAAATAAATCCACAACTGAAATGGGCAAACTGTCCAACGAGGTCGATGGGCTTATGGCCGAAATTCAAGCGGGTGTTATGGAGGGATTCGCAGACCATTTAGCTGAGGTAACGAAAGAAACTAAGCAAGCGGGTGGTGGCTTTAAGTCAATGAAGCAAGAGTTGAAAGAATTAAAGGCGCAGATTAGTAGTGGGTCATTAGGCGAAAAGGAATTAAGAGAAGCCACAAAACGCGCCGCAGAACTACAAGATAAGATTGGCGATGTCAACGATAAGGTTAAGGCATTAGCGAGCGACACAAAGCGAATAGATGCGGTTGTAACTGCGTTTAGAGGTATAGCGGCAGCGGCTTCGGTTGCTGCGGGTGCTGCATCATTGTTTGGAAGTGAGAACGAGAAGTTAACTAAAACATTAGCGCAAGCCCAAGGCGCGATGGCATTGTTGCAAGGTGTTCAAGAATTAGCAAACATAGCCACAACTGAGGGTGCATTAAAAACGTTTCTTTTGGATGGGGCGCAAAAAGCGGCAACAATATCATCAGCAATAATGGGTAGAACAATTGCAGCATCAACAGCAGTTGCAACTGGTGGTATAAGTTTACTTCTTGCTGGGTTAGCTTACCTAATTATTACTATGGATGATGCGCGTGATAGTGCAACAGACATGAATAAAGCATTAGCAGATGATGCTGGTGTAAGACAAAAGTCAAACGATAAGTTAATAAGCATGTTAAAAGATGGCTTAGACAAAGAGTTGTTAATGAATAAGCAAGCGCATCAAAGAGAAATAGGAGAACTTGATAAGAAATTTCGCGCTAAAACATTATCACAAGAAGCCTATCAAGATGCGGTAAGGATTGAAGATGATTTGTTTTTATCTATTCAACAACAAACGAGAGATAAGTTTGCAAAGCAAGAAGCCGATGCAGCCAAAGCCCATCAAGAAAAGTTAGTGCAAGATAAAAAGATTGCTAACGATAAAGCATTACAAGCGCAACTTAGACAGATACGTGATGAGATAGCAGCAAATGAATTATTGATGCGTCAAACAAACGATATTGATGCTAAGATGGGTTATTATGCTGCAATAACAAAACTAAAACAAGACCAAGTTAGACTTGATAGTTCATTAACTGCAAATGAAAAGAAATTAGAAATTGCAAACCTTAATGATTCACAACGTGTTTATGAGGAATCATTTAATAAGCGCACAGAAACAGATATAGAAGCGTTTAATGAAGCAAATGAAATAAAGTTAGAGGATAACTTAAATTGGTGGCAAAAATACTTTGATGTTGAAGATGCTTTTTTAGATAAGCAAGAAAGAAAAAATAAAGCAAGAAGAGAAGAGGCTATTAAGGCATACACTGACTTAGCACTTTATTCAGCACAAACTATTTCCGACACAATATTCACTATTAACCAACAAAATAGAGATGCCGAAACTGCATCGATATTAGAATCACTTAGTGAGCGTAAAGATGCCGAGTTAGCAAATAAGAATCTAACTGATGCACAACGCTTACAGATTGAGGAAAGATACGCACAACAAGAAGCCGAAATCAAAACACGCGCTTGGGAGGCACAAAAGCAAGCATCAATAGCGCAAGCAATAATGAATGGAGCTTTAGCAATTACAAATATACTTGCAACAGTTCCAGGAGGCCCATTAAATCCTGCAACCATAGCATCTTTGGCGGCCGCAGCCATATCAACTGCCGCACAAGTCGCAGTTATTTCAAATACACAACCGCCAAAGTTTGCCGATGGTGGTATGGTAGGCGGTCAACTGCATTCAAGCGGAGGCACATTGATTGAGGCTGAGCGAGGCGAATACGTAATCAATAGACAATCAACCTCAGATTATTTGCCATCGTTAAAGGTGCTTAATAGTGGTGAGGTTGAGCCTACATTTGCAAACAATATCTTAACTGCATTAGCCAACGGAACATTTGACCTTGCGGCACAATTTCAAACCAAACAGAGTGCAAGTAGTGATGGAATAAATTACGATAAGTTAGACCGCATTATGGCAAAGCACAAATCAAATCTTAATGTCAATATTGATGAGCAAGGATTAACAACTTTTTTATTGAAAGAAAATAGCCGCGTTGAATTTAGAAACAAAAAAATGAGATACAGAGCATGAATTGGAAGTTCACATTAATAGACAGTTCAAGTGTTTCAACGGTTGTTGAATCGCCAGTTGGGTGGAATGGTATTGGTGGCAACTTAACGCGTAACATTGTGCATCATGGCATCAATATAAACATCTCAACTGATTCATTCGAATGGGTTGGTGAGGCTTACGATTTGCTTTACACCGAGTATCAAACTAATGGCGCTAACGGTCAATACCAAGTGCAAATCGATTACGAATGTGCCGAGGGCGATGGATATACAAACTACTTTATTGGTGCATTTGACTTTAATACATTTGAAAGACAATGTGCTGATTATTGCTTTATTAAGTTAAGCGTTACAGCATCGAAGTGCACCGATGTATTTATGAGTAGAATGGGGCAGGATGTTGACATTGAGGCAACAACTAACTTTGATGGGCAAGCGATTACACCACCATTGTTGAGGGTATTAAACATTGAGGGGCAAGATATATTGTTGCAAGATAAGGCAAACAATACTGGCCAAACGCATTCTGGTTTTTTTAATACAGTTTCAACGGGCAATAAGTTTATAGATATACCAGTTTACTTACCTAACAATATTATAAATGAATTTTATTTATTTAATATTAATAATGTAAGTGCAAATTATGTAGCAAAAGCGGGAGGCGATGATAACTTAGCATTCCCAATGGATTTAATTGATTGGGTAAAACATGGTCAGTTTTTATACATTACTGGCTTTGACAAAAACGATGTTGAAAATTGCGTTAATGGAAATGAGTTTGTTGTAAATTGGAATGCAAAAGGTACATTTACATTAACATCATCGTATAATGGAAACTTTTCAGTTATATTACGTGTTAACAAAAGAAATCCATTTACTGGAGCATTAGTTGATTTAGGAACTACTACAATAGCATCAGGCATTACATTAACAAATGGTGTGCCTGCGAGCTTTGCATTTGATGAGGGGTTAACGGGCAGCACAGTAATTTTATATGACAATGAATATTTGTTTTTTTACTATCACATAGAAATTTTTAAGTCAACTGCGGGAGGTATAGGTGTTAATGACCCAACTGATTTTCAAATTGTTTACGAAAATGATACTTACTTTGAGCAAAAAATAGGGTCAGCATGCGAGCCATCAGTTGCCACATCAGTTTATTTGCCCGAGTTGTTAAAGTTTCTCCCATCGGCATACATGGATGAGGATTGCCCATCGGTAGTAATGGAAGAGGAGTTGAATCAATGTTTAGATTTTTATCAAATAACTAAGGGCTCATTTATTCGCCAAGTAACTGAGCCAAGTGTTCCAAAATTATTTACATCATACGAATATTTATTTGAGCAATGCAGAAAGATATTTAACATTGGTTGGGGGTTTGACAACAACGAAACCGAATTAAAGATTGCACGTATTCAAGAGTTTTATAAATCAACAATAGTTGTCGATGTGGGATTAGTTGACAAAGCTATATTTACAACCGCAAAAGATTTGATTTACGGAACGATAATGGTTGGTTATAACAAGTGGGAAGCCGAGGAGTATAACGGGCTTGATGAGATGAATACAGAGCGACAATATCGCAGAAACATAGACTCAAATCCAACCGAGTTAGACCTAATGTCTGACCTAATAAGTGCAGGATATACGATTGAAATAACACGCAGAAAAAACCAAGCAACAACGGGAACAAGTGACTGGCGCTATGATGATGACTTGTTTATTATTAATGCTAATGTTATTGAGGGCAACTTATATGCTTACAGAGGTGTTGACAATGGTGCTGCAAACATCTATTCTCCAACTACACGAATGAACTACGTATTAACACCTTTGCGTAACATAATGAGGTGGTTTAAGTCCATTGTTGCAGCACAACCAACGGTGGCAAATGAGGAATTAATATTCACAAGCGGCACTGGTAATTATATTGCTGAGGGGCAAATGACTGTTTATTGTCCTGTTGAGGGTGAAGTTATAGCAGAAAATGAAACAATAGACAGCACTAAATTTTCAGATGACTATTACATAACACCAATTTGGAAGACTGAACATGTGACCTTTACCGCACCGTTTTCGATGGCAGACTTTGAGGATGTTAAAGTAAATCCTTATGGTGCGATTCGTTTTAGATGCTCAGACACTTACTACATTGGTAACATTGTTGAAATCAATCACGATCCGAACGAGGGATTAGCAGAATTTAAACTTTTAATAAGAAGATAAAATGCCAGTATCAATATTAAACATCCCAAATAGTTTTGTAACATTTTATGACCTTGGCACAGATGTCGGGCGAAGTGAATATATTACTGATACCGAGTGCGGAATACAAAAAGACTTTTGCTTACCGATTTATGAGGTTGGCGATGTTGCTTTTCAAACGCAAATAGTATCGAGTGAGGTTATAAATAGCGTTACTATATACAAGATTCCTAACGGTGGCAGCGCGGTTATTGTTGCAGATGTAACTACAAACATTGTGACTAATGGAACACAAAGCGGAGTGCCGATTTATAACATTTGGTTTTCGTTTTTGTCATCTGACTTATTAGATAACATTTATGATGGCGATTGTTTTCAGTTAGCGTTTGCTTGTGGTGTTGCTGAGCCAAGTTTTTTTATATCCAATCAATGCTTTAAAAAAGTTAACGATAAATGTTTGAGCACTAAACTTGAATACATAAACACATCTAACGCTTTTGGGTTTGTTTATAGAGCATTTGGCACGTTTCCAAACATAGCATTGACAATAAATAGAATCCGCTTACCATTATACTTTAAAGAGCCAAACATTAGCAGCGACAAAACTGTTTACGTTCGACCAGATGGAAGCCGCCAATTATTATCGGCCCGTTTGGCAAAGCGTTATAAAGGTTATGTCGATGAGGTGCCGGAGGAAGTGCATCAAAACTTAGTCATTGCATTGAATCACGATGGCATTTACTTCACACCGGAAAACTTTGCAACTCAAATACAAGCACGTTTTGAGGATGAGTATAACAATAATTATCCCGAAATAATGCAGAACGTAAACATTTGGAGCTCAGATTTTACTATCTTTGAAACGCCATTTAACAACTTTAACTCTAACTGCGAATGACAACTGGAATACTCTTAATCGGAATCGGCCATAAAAACTATGGGTGCATGGCTGCAAACCTTGCGATGTCATTACGTGCAAACGGTTGTGACTTACCTATAACATTAGTAACGCAAGCCGATACTATCACGCGTTTAGATGAAGATTATAAGGCTTTGTTTACCGATATAAAAGAAATCCCGTCACATTGCTACACACTTGCCGATAACGAAACGTGTTATATTAAAGCAAAGGCACACATGGATGAGTTAACGCCTTATGACTATACGTTGTTTATTGATGCCGATGTGATTATGATTAACAATCATTCGATTAATGCAGAGATTGAAAAATTAAATGGAATTGATTTCGCGGTAAAGAATAGTGGGTTTAAAAACTATGATAGTGATGAGATTACTGCCGATTCAAAGCAATGGGCTAACTTATTAGAAGTAAAAGAGGCGTTCGGATTCACAACTGAAAAGATTTGGAATGTTCATAGCGAGTTTATATGGTGGAAAAAAGGCCATCCATTGTTTGCAAAGTGGGTAGAAAACTTTGAAAACATACGTGTAAAAAACATTGAGTTTGCTGGATGCATACCCGATGAGTTACCGTTATGGATTGCAATGTGTCAGTTAGGTATTGACTGCCATGAAGAAATGTATCACCCTACTTTTTGGCCAATGGATTCAACTAAAACAATGCGATTAAAGGATTTAAAAGATGACTATTGTGGCATATCTATTGGAGGTAACCGAATAAGTGAAGTGCAATTAACAATCTATAACAACCTTGTGCAAATTCATGCATTAAGAATGAATATGCGATATAAATTTTTACAACAGCCTAAAAGAAGATGGGCTCCAGAACGCCATACTTATTAAATGGAAACCGAAAACAAATACATTATTATTGATGCCGATATCGTTGCCGATGTCGCACGTAATCCACATATTGAGGATGAAGAGTATGTTAACTTTCAATACTATTCTGATGGAAAATATCCGCGTAAATTAATCGATGAGGTAAGACCTAACGAACACATAATCGTAAAGGAGTATCGTAAAAAAACTTATGAGGCGGTTTTTAGCGAAGTTTATGATCGCGTTTTAAATGCACTAAATAAAATACAACGTGCGGATGGATTCTTTTTAAAGTTTCCCGACACGCAATATCCACGAATTGCCAAAGATGAGGACTTAAAAACATACCTCACAAAAAACTTTACCGCTTCCAAGTCCTTAATGAATTGGGCTTTTCAAGTTGGTTTAAAACAATATACAATCGATGCTAATGGTGTTATTATTGTGTGGGCAGAACAAGCTGAGCCAACTGAATATAAGAAGCCGAAACCTTACGTAATTAATTCAAGTAGCATTGTTTACCATTACGAGGGCAATTCGATTGTCTATAAAGATGATGACAATGGCAATGTATATTATTCAATTGATAAGATTAGTTGGTCAAAGTGGCGCAAGAAAAAGAAAGGCAACGGTTTTGATTTAGTTGAGGAAACATTTCATGGCCTTGGTGTATTCCCTGGCTTTACAATCGGTGGTGTTGTAGAAGAGGAAGAGGAACTTGGCCGCGAATATCAAAGCAGATTAAAGGCAATGCTCCCATGGTTAAACGTGGCAACGGTTGAGTTTAGTGATTTACGTGCTGAAATAACGCAACACATACATTCAACTGTTTGGATTTACCAAGATGAGCAATGTAAGTCATGCAACGGTCAAGGGTTTACGTTTACAAAAGAGCAAGAGCGTGTGCCATGTACGAATAGCAAGTGTAAGGATGGGCAGATACCGACATCGCCTTACGAAACTATACGTGTAAGGCCTGCGAAAACAACGATGGGAGAAGTGCCAGCACCGACTCCACCGATGGGCTACATTCAAAAACAAACCGAGATTGCAGAGTTGCAGGATAGGAGGATAAACGAAATGCGCTATCGTTCACTTGCCGCAGTAAACATGCAGTTTTTGGAGGTACAACCAA